CGAGGCTTAAAGAGATCCATAGCTTATCCTTTACATTGTCATAGGTGCGCCGCCAGCGGGGGGAGCGCCAGGAGGCGGACCAGCAGGAGCGGCAGGAGGAGGAGTTTGACCCATCAAACCGAGATTGGGAGGAGATCCAGCAATCATGCGAGAGCCAGGTGTTCCACCGCCAGCTTGAGGGAGGTTTTGGAGTAATTGCAAAATTTCGGCGTTTTGTAGTTCGCCAGTCTTTTGCTTCTTGGGGCCGAGGAGTCCGGTCAAAGACGACAGCGCGGACATCAACTTCTTGCCTTCAGGGGTTTCACTGCCAACAGCAGGAAGAGCTTGTTCAATCAGGTCAAGCGCCATAGATACGTTAATCATGGCTGCTTCTCGCTGACCCATTTTGGGTTCTGGCGTAGACATCGGATCGGTCATCGGTGTCGATACGTCAGGAGACGGCGCTCCAGGCGGCAAAGCACCGCTACCTTGTCCTGGCTGATCTTGCGCCATTAAGGCCATCAATTCCTGTTCGTTTGCCATCTTTAAATCCCAAAGTAAAAAAATCGTGGGAGAATATGTTTGGACTTCCCTCTCCCACAGGGGAAATTGCTAACAACGGGTCTAACCCGTGTATTAGTTAGCGCTTTGCTTTACGGCCCTTGCGACGCATGGACGCCTCCTGTGTTAGAGTTGCAACTACTGTCATTAGCGACGAGAACGACGCTTAGACCTTTTCACTGACTTGTACATCAGTAACTCCTAATTTTGGATCTTGAACCACGAGCCTTACGGGGATTCATAGATTTGATGTTGGTAATCTTGTAGGAAATTGTAGCAGGCTTTTCAGACTTTGACAACGAGGACTGTTTTGCCCTCGGCTGGTTGCTTGGTTTTGTCAAACGTGCTCTAGCCATTACGCCACTGCCTTTGGTTTGGCGGGCTGCTTTTGCTCTGGGGGCTGGGCAGCCGCTTTGGATTCCATCTTTTTGAGACGATCCTTGAGCAATTGTTTCATAGGTGGGTCTAACAAGTCAATAAGGCTTTCTTTGTCAATTGCTTGCGCTTTGAACAAGTTGAAGGCCAATTGCCGCAAATCTTCCATGAAGATCGGGCTATTCGAGTGAGCATCCACCTTTACCACATAATCACGAGTAAACTGCTCAGGAATAAACTTAACATCATTACTATCAGTAAGGTGTGTGTCGTTATAGGCCTGAAGTAATTTGAGATAAAGAGTAGACATTTTCTCAAGGGAGTCTTCGACCATGAGAGCTCGTTTTTTAGCGCGGGAAGAACCCAAACGTGCCAACTGACTAGCGTGTCCAGCCGAACGTACGCCGCTCTCACCCCGTCCAGACAAGACGTTAGAAATGCCTGAAGCCTCTTCGAACATAGAGTCAATTTCTTTAAGTTGAGCATACAGATCCTGCGGAATGTTGGGAGCCAGCTTTTCAACTTTAGTCTGAGGCATGTCCGTCATAAACAGACCGCCAGCACGGTTCAAGGCAAAGTCTTTCTCGTCAATAATGCCGGAGAAACCAGTCAAAGCAGTCGGCGGTGACACTTGCTTGGACAGCAGGTCAAGGATCTCGGACATGCGGCGATTACGCATATCTTGCAGCACAACCAGCTTCTGAACTTCAGGTTGGCCCCAGAAATAGTCGTATTGCGGAGTCGGGCAAATCTGAATGATTGGCAGCTCGCCACGCAGGAACATCTGTTCAAGCGGTCGGTCGTAAATGATTACATCTGGTGCGGCACGAGTGACAATCTGATAATCCTTGATCTCGTCGTTCCAGATGTAAAGGTCTGTCATCTCGATGGTATCTTCGCCAACCTTTGCCTTGAAGCGGTTAGGTGCGCTCAGGTTCAAGTTGACGTTACCATACATGATAGGGTTCACTTGGCTTGTTACAAGCCGTTGAATACCTTCAGGAATTATTGACGGGGTGTATTGAGAAGCCGTCACGCGAGCAACGATGTCATCACGCCGTGGGTGCGAATACAGACGATCAAACAGGTCTGATTTCGTCATATAGTAGGTGTGAGTGATAGCCTGCTGACGATCAAGGGTCGATACATCCTCACGCAACACACCGACCGAACCTGGGTCGAGAACGTAAGGGTAGATCGACTTCTCACGAGCAACCAGCTTTACAAAGCAGGAGCCGTAACACAGTGACCAAGTAAGAGCTTCCGTAAACACTTTATCGGCATTGGAGTTGTTCCACTCATCATGCAAAAGTTGGCTCAGCGCGGGGATCTTGGTGTGCTCACCAGGATGAACTGCCGCACCGAGTGCTATATTGAAGCGCGTCGTTTCCGACGAGTAAAGGAAGCTAACCAATTGATCTATATGAGAATAGATCTTGTTGTAAGCTGCCGGAGAATCTTCTGGGGACGCTCCGAACAGATACCATGACCGATAAGAAGCGTAGTCTGAACGGCGGTCGTCGAGGGAAACCTTGCACTTGTTAATCAAGTCTAGGTAAAAGAACTCGCGCTCGTTATGCTTCTCTGGGATTCTCATTTAGCGTCCTTGAGACTCAAGCCCTGATGGTCATTCATAATAGAACTAGGTTTGGGTCCAGTAAAGTTTTCGCCCTTGACGTTAAACCCGACTGGCTCACCACGAACGGACTTTACCGCATTTCCAGCCATAAGGGAAGGCATACTGAAATTGCCGCCCCCGCCCCACATTACGCCGCCCTCAGCAGCTTCCTTGCCTTTGGCAGTTTCGGCCATAAACTCTTGTTCTTGCTTGGAAACTTGTTTGTTGTTGCGGGTGTAGTACCCAGACTGGTGTTCACCTTCTCGGGTTGACTTGATGTTGGTCATCTTGAATTGCGATGCCAGACCCTTGAGGTTGGTGTCAGTCCGTTTGGTCCGGTCAGACTTGATGGAGAAGGGCTTGATGAACACTTGCTTGGGTTCAACGTCGCAATGTTCGCATTTCTGCTCCCACGCATCAAAATACCCGTGTTCTTCGCATTTATAACTCTTCAATACTGCCATTTTGTACCCCTTTTAAGTTGTTCATCGAAAGTTTCATCAGAATAGTCATTGGCGTTTTTCAGGCCCAATTTAAGCCTGATTTGCCCATTTTGAACCCTCAAACCCGTATTTCTAACGATTTTGGGCTTATTTTCTTTGTTATAGTGGATAAAGCGGGAATTGTCTTTATTTCTCATAATCTCGACTTCACCAGCCTCAATTCGCCGCATAGCGTAGGAAACACGGATCTGAACCATCTCTGTCAGGGGATGTTTCTTAAAAACAAACACATCTTTGAGGTGACCCTCGGATAAGCCAGTCATTTCGGCGAGGAAATGCCAAGAGATCACCCGCTTAGGATCTTTGTTGAACCTATCCATCAGGCGATAGAGTTCACCTTTGGGGAAGATCTTTGGGTCCATAACCAATGTTCCGCAGATAGGTTGATACGTTACGGGATACCGAAAGCTCTTCAGGAGTGCGGTCTTGAATCTTGTGGGCCATGTCTCTTGTAATGCGGCGCACGATCATTTGATTTTGAACTTGCTCGGCAAAAGCTACGACCGCCAACGCGCTTGCCATCACTCGGTCGTCCTTGCCCCGACCAGGGGCAGAAATTGTTCCGTTATTTCGGACGATGGTTTTCATCTCGTCAAGGAGTTCTGTTGAGTGGATGTTCATCATCCGGCGTTCAAAGTAGTCCTTCGTGTAGTTCATCATGCGCTCTTTGGATGGCCCAGTTGTCACCCAGCCAATAGAGTTGGTCAGCCCGCCAAGCGTATCGTTCTTTCTCCAGATATAGTTCTTCATACTGGAGAGCACGTTCATCAGATCCTTGCCCATCTGGCTTGTTTCGGGGACCGAACCGATAGCCGATGCCTGACGTTTAAGATTTGTAAGTTCTTGAATAACAGCTTGTCCTGGTCCGTTAACTTCCAAGTTAAGGGTTGAGTTCTTGTAAGCTCCCGCCAAGTGAGCGATAACCCACGCAAACTGATAAGTATTGAGTTCAGACGTGGCAAACTCCGCAACCTGGTCCAGACCATCGGCGTAGCAACGGTAGACCTGGATACAGAAACGATCTGCCCAGTCCGACGAACCATACGCAGGGTCTGCGCCAATGACATACACGGCGGTGTCAATCGGTTCTTCCCAAACCTTGAGGGTACAGACTTTTTCCGAGGATTTGATAACTTCCGTGTCTTGGAAATAGTTTCCAAACATATATCGGTAACAATCGGGCTGCTTCTTACGCGCATCTTTCATGGCCTCCGTGCAGCGGCTGTTTGAAAAGAAGTTAGTGCCAGTCATAATGAAGGCATAGTCTTCTGTCGGCGGGAACTCTTGATACATCAGCGCATCGTCCTTGATGCCTTCGATCATCTTCCAGCGCCACCAAGCAATCTGCCGCGAGTTGATCTCAACGCCGTAGAGCTTCTTAATTTCCTTGACCCACTCTTTCTCTTCAGGAGAGAGCTTGCCGTCCCAGTAAGTTTTGTAAACGGAACCTTCAGGATCTGCGGAATAGAGTTCGTTTCGCCACCAGCCACAGAAGATTGCCTTCTGAGTTCTAGCTTTCTTGGCAGTTGCATACATGTCGTGGAACATGTTGAAGCCACGCGCTGTACTCTCAAACATATACAGGCGCAAAGGATTAGTCTCGGCAAGAGAAGCCAGCAGCGATGCCAAGCCTTCTTCGTCGCCCCACGAGCTGGTCTCAGTACCGTGAAGGTAGGTAATCGCTTTACCGCGCCCCAGCGACCCCTTGGCCCGCAAGCCTGCCACTTGGTAAAACAAACGGCTGCGGTTCTTCAGCGTCAGCGAGTTACGGTTATGCGTGATCTCAGGAATCTTATACTGCTTGGGGAGGCCAGACATATACATGGCAAGCGTCTGCCGGAACATGTCACGGTTTTCTTCAGTGTCTGTCGTCAGTGTTCCTTGAAGACCAGGATGTATAAAATGCCAATACAGATCAAGAGCAAGAGAGATAGTGGTAATGCCAAGTTGCCGCCCTTTCAGGATAACAAAGAAATGTTTGTCCTCTTCCAGACCTTGAGCGATCTCGTTCATCACATAGGTCTGAGTGCCGAGAAGATTGCCCATCTTCTTCAGGCCATGCTCTTTCGTTTCAATACTTAACTCAGCGCAGAACTTGTAAAACGCCTGAAGGTCAAACTTCATTTTGTAAGTTCCGGCAATGGCATCCAATCGGTTGGGAGCGGAAGGGCATTGTCACTTTTATATGCTTCCCATCCTGCGCTGAATAATTGAGCTGCGTAACAACACTGCCAATTTCCAAATATTTTATCATTATAAACCCCAATAGAAATTTGGTTGTAGCTCTTAATCAACACAGGCGTTCCATCCTTTGGAGCAGTTTCAATAGGTTGCCAATTCATAGCTTTGTGCTTTCATACCAGCCGTCAGTTGAAAAAGTATTGCCAACGATTTTACCGCAAACGTCTACGAAAGTATTGATCGCATTGTTTGTGCGACCCTGAAACATGTGAAACACCCCACCGTTATAGTGAGTGCCCCTGCCAAAATATCCATAATTGCCCAAAGCCCATCGTCCCTCGTCGGCAGGATACAGGTAGTGAGTAGGATATATAGCGCGAACAGGCACACCCAGTCTCTCAGCAGACTTTGTAAACTCTTGCGCCACGTCACACTCCGGCTGCTCAGAAAAGGTTTTACCCACTTTCTGCCAAGCCTCACGGTGAACCATATAAAAAGCCGGACCAGCGTAAATGTGACAAGGATCAAGGTGGTTAGCACTTTGAGCGATGCCAAGAATACCCCGATTGTCTTTCGTCCAGCGATACGCCCTAGCCATAATTGTCTCACAGGTCGGAACGCAGTCGATCTCCAGAAAGCAAACAACCTCCGCACCCGTCTCAAATTCATCTTTGCAAACCTTGTCCATCCACTCGCCATGCGGCATGTGAACCCGATAATACGTCGGACTCAACCCAAAGTGCTTCATCACACT